TGCACTCACACCTCTTGGGACAAACCCATGACGCGTATTTGCCCCGACACTCAGTGTCCCTCCGGCTACGGGGGCGCTGACGCCATAGTCAGACCCACCACCCATCAGGTGCGAGGCATGCAAATTCAATGGCCCACTTTTGGTGCTGGCCGACACATTGGGGCCCATGACGTGGCCCTTATTGTACTGATACATGACAGGCCGCTCGTCGAAGTGAACGCCGCCCACGTCTTGGCCAGACGTCGCCCCCCGAACGTCCTGTGCGAATTCAGAAGGCGTGTCGGGCGCGCTGTTTTGCAGCCTATATCCGGAACTTGAGATTGGGAAATATTGATTTGATGGGATCGAGGCGTCAGAGTCAGTTGCGTTATCTCCAAAGTCCGGGGCCATAGACGGGTCGGGCGAGCCGCCGGCCGCGAAGCCGGCCCGGCCGCCCGATTTACGCAGCAGTGGCGCGCCAACCCCCGGGACTGCCGGCTTCACTCCCCCAAAGCCCGGGTCAATCTTCGTCGCAACCTTCTTGGCGAGGGTCAGGGCGTTGTTAATGGCCTTGGGGTCGAGCTTCATTCTTTGACGTCCTTCTTGAGCTTCCCGAGGCCCTTCTCGGCGTCGTCCACCGCGTCGGGGTGGGTGATCAGTTCCTTCGCGAGCTGCATCATCTCGAGGCGTTCACGGCTCTGGCGGTCGAGGTCACGGTTCTGGTCCTCAACCATGAGGTCGTGGTGCTTCATCTGCATGCCCGCGGCGCGGGTCTGGGCATCCATCTGCTTGATCTTCAGCTCCTCAAGCTCGAAGGGCGTGGGCTGCGGCGGCTCTTGCGGGCCGACACCGCCCGGCGCCTGCGGCTTGGGCGCAAATGCACCCTGCTGGATCTTCGCCTGCGTCTCTTGGGCCTTGGACTGTGCCACGATCATCTTGGCCTGCGCACCCATCTGCTCGGTCTGCATTTTGGCCTGAGCCTGCAGCAATTCGGGCGGCGGGGCGGCCTGAGCCTGCGGCGGGACAAGGAATTGCTCCGGATTGTTCCATCCGATGGTCTGCAGGGCCGCGGTGTCGACCGCCATGGGGTCGTACATCGTCGGATTGGCCTGCTGGAGCTGCTTCAGGGCCATGATTTTCATCACGCGCTGCCCGTGCGACGCCGTATTCGGGTCAGCCTGCGGCACGAGGTCGCAATTGTCGAGCGCCTTGAGGAATATCTGCTCGTCCCACTTGTATGCAGGCTTGTTGTTGCGCTGCCAGAAGCTTTTCGGGTTCTCCCGGAAGCATTCCTTCAGCGCCTCGAATTCCTCGGCCTGCGCGGCGTGCATGCGCTTGTGTACCGAGTCCAGAACCTTCGTGGCCTGCTCAATCAGGGCCAGAGTCGTGCCCACCGGGGCGTCTGCGCGGCCCTCACCGACCTGCAGCTCGCTCGTGCCGCCGATCCGCATGCCCGTCGTGGCCATATTGTCCACCAACTGCATCAGGGCCATGTTTGGCGGCTGGTACGGGAGGGGCATGATGGCGTCCTTGATGGGCAGGCCGCCAGTCTTCACCAGCGCGCCGCCGCCCGGGGGCACGCGGAAGATGTTTGTGTTCTGGCGGGCGCCAGTATCGGCCATCAGGAAGCCGGGGAAGTTTGAGTACATGCCGGCGTCGAGCATTTCGCGCCACGCGGCGGTGATGGCGTTGGTCGTGTTGCCCAGAATGTTGAGCAGGCCGATGTCGTAGAAGCCAAAACCCGGCACGAAAGTATACTTGATGAATACTTTGCGCGCGTCAGGCAGCGAATTCTCTTCGGGCTCGTTGTAATTGCGTACAATCGACAGAATTTCTTTCGAAGATACGTCAATTGTGACCCGGTACGGCACTTCAAGGCCGGACAGCTTGCCCTTGTACTTGTGTTCGAAGCCCTGAAGGTCGATTTCACAGTAGCATTCGTAGATTTCGCGGTCGCGGTCGATGTTCACCGACGGCGCCTCGCTCAGTCCCTGCTGGTCGCGCTCCTCTTTCTGGAACGTGTCCATCTTCTGGGGCATTGCCTCGCCCAGATGGACGTCGCGGTACACGCCGAGGATCTGCATGCGCCGGACAACCGAGGGACGCATCATCAGGCGGTGCGTAACGCGGCGCGCATTGGCCAAGTCGGTCGCAGTGTTGTTGACAATCAGGTCGTCTGCGTCTGTAGTTTCCGAGACAGGCCGGTTCCTCAGTGGGCAGAAGTACACTTTCTTGAAGGAAGTGCCCCCAAAGCCCAGCATCATCAGCATTCGGTCGGTGTCGGGGTAGTATTCCGTCGCCGTCGACGTCAGGTAGTGATTGAGGTCGCGCTCGAGGGCGTTCGCGAGCTGGTCAGTCTGCAGGTCGTCGGCCGTGGCGTCGACGCGGATCTTGACCGGGCCATCAGTCGGCAGAAGTTCAGAGCGCGCATTGGCCTGAAAGCGCAGGACGGCCTCCAGAAGCAGCGGGTGGCGCACCCGGGACATGCCGTCGACGGGGGCGCCGTCGCTGGCGCCGGACACGTTGGGGATTTCGATCTTGAGGCCGAGGAGGCGCATGCCGTTGGCGCGGTCTTCGACCCAGTCGCGGCGGCTTTCGATGTCTTCGTCGATGCCGCGGAGCAGTTCCTCAGCGAGTTGGCTGCGAACGGAGGGGTCAATCCTGTCGGCAAGGTTGTCGAACCAGCCCGGGGGCGGCGCGTCGGGGTCCTTGTCCACGAGCGACGAGCCGTCCATGGAGATTGTGACCGAGCCGTCGTCGTGCTCGATCTTGATGACGTTCCCGCGCTCGTCTTCTTCGTGCTGCTCGTCAGCCGGCTCGTCGTGTTCGACGATGATCCCCGGCAGGTCGGGCTGGGCGGGAGTCTCCCCCGGCAGTCTGATGTTCATTGGAGACAGTCCGGGGGCAGTGGCCATTGTTAATCCTCGGTGTTCATGTCGTGGAGGGCCTCCATCTCTTCCGTGAAGCGACGGATACCTTCCCATGCGGCCGAGTTATCATCTTTCTCCGCCAGAGTATAGATCCGCGTGCGGTCAAATGGCGCGAGTCCCCACACCGTCACTTCCCACGTAAAGTCTGCCAGTTTTTCTACGGTCGCTTGGCAGTTGATCCGCGGAATCTCAATGGGCTCACTCACTCGCTTCTTCCTTTTTAGACTGGATACAGGGGCTGTGGGCCCTTGCCGGGGTATACTTTCAGTGCGTCAAGCTCGTCGGCGCGCTCGGATGACCGGGTCAGCATACCCAAGTCGCGCAAGTGGCGCACGGCCATGCTGACGGTATCCACAAGGTCGTCATGCTTGCCCTTCGGGAATGACCCGACCTGATTGACGACTTCCTGCGCCCACTCGGTGTCGGGAGCAAATACAAGTCCCTCGGCAAACAGGTGCTGGATCGAAATCAAACGCGAATACTTGTCGGAACTCTTCGGGTCAGACAGTTGTACTGCCCAGCCTTGGCCGCTATACAGTCGCCGCATTTCCTGCGCCACCGAAATACCTGCAGCTTTATTTTCGATAAGCAGCTTGTCTACCTTGAGTTGCTTGCAGGTATGTGCTACCTTCTCAATGAGTTCATGGAACTCCAGCCTGACGTTCCACGCGTGCATGAGCATCAGCTTAGGCGCGCCCTCGACGTACATGCGCTCCACAACCTGCTTGCCATTCTTCGCGTAGGACCGGATCTCCTGCGCCCGGAAGTCCTCAGAAAAGATGCCCCAGATGGTCATGGCCGAGCAGTCGTTGGCCGTGTTCAGCGTGTAGGCCGTGTCGAGCGAGGCCATGATGTAGTCCATCGCGGGGTAGGCGCGGCCCTCCCACAGGTTCCACCACTCGGTCTTGATCAAGCCGCCGCCGGCCGGCTCCGGGCGCTGCTGGAGCTGTCCCGCGGCGCCGTACGGGCCCAGAATGCGCTCGAGGCGGGCGACCTCCTTCTCACCGAAGCGGTCATCCCACAGGAGGGAGCCCTCCCGGACCTTCAGGATCTTCTCGGCCGCGATGTCGCGGGGCTCGCGGACGCCGTTCTCGGTGATCTTGACGAGGGGCTCGCCCTCGAGGTCGCAGCCCCGGGGGTCTTCCCAGCCGATGATGGTCGACGTGTGGCGGCTCGACTCGTACCGCATCGGCAGGCACAAGTGCGTCCACTCGCGCTCGGTGTCGTTGTCCAGAATGTGGCCGGTCAAGTCGTTCTCGGCCAGCCTCTGCTGGATCACGATCATCGCCCCGGTCTTCTGGTCGTTGAGGCGGGTCGACATTGTGCCGTCCCACCAGTCGATTGTGCTCTGAATGTTGGCCTCGGAGAAGGCCTCGTTTGCCGCGTTGGGGTCGTCGACGATAATGATCGAGCCGCCCTCCCCAGTAATCTTGGCGTCGACCGACGTGATCAGCCGCTCGCCGCGCTGGTCGTTCAAAAAGCGGCCCTTGGTGTTCTGGTCCGACGTCAGTTTGAAGCGGCCGCCCCAGTACTTCTGGTACCACGGGCTCTCGATCAGGCGCCGGCACTTGACGCTGTCGCGCATCGCCAGCGAGGAGCCGTAGGACGCGCACAGAAACTGCACGCCCGGGCCCGAGGTGGCGGACCGCTGCGACTGCGCCCACGTCCACGCGGGAAAGGCCACCGACGTGATGGACGAGTTGTGCGTCGGAATGAGATTGCGGCCAATAAGGTAGAGGCCGTCGGGGGAGTCGACTTCAATGCAGTGGCCGACAAGCCCCTGCGGGTCAAGCGTGACGGATTTGAGACCAATCACTCGCTTTGGAGCAAGGCGCTTGATCTTCTTGCGTGGCAATACTGTTGGGATCGTCATCGTCGGCTGAAAGGAGATGGTCCAGTATGGATTTTTACCCTGAATGCCTGATGTACTCAGGCGAGGCCCATATTTCTGTATAGTGGCTCGCCAACCCAACGATCGCACAATCTCGGCCACATCGTGCGCCAGCTTCTCGTTGCCAGATGTGAAATGACAGCGAGAGGCTTTATCCACTGT